AAGGATTTGAACTTTGAACGATGTTGCCATAGCCTGTGAAATAGCCATTTTTCTTTCCTCTAGGCGTTACGCCCTTTCAATATATTTAACTTACTTCGACCCGTAATTGCCCGGAGCGGTACATATCTTCTCGCATCTTGCCGTCACCAAGATTCCTTAATAAAACTATAGACTGCTCAAACATCTGTTGATACAACGCCACCATATCTTGCTCACCTTTTATAAAGCGAATGGCATTTACAAGTGCCCCGTTAAGCAACGCAGAACTAAAGTTATCCCCTAACCACGTCGTACCCGCCGTAACAATAGTTTGTGGGTAAAACCCATAGTGCAATTCAACCGCGTATGCAGCGTCTGGAGTTGGGCCAAGAATGAACGCAGTGTCGTCAAACAACCCGTAATGCTTAGGCGCTCCTACAGATGCAGGTTTAGGGTATGCTTCACGCATAAAGTTAACATCTTTATTTAGCAAGTAATTATAGTTACCAAGAGCATCGACTACCGCCAAGGAAAACGGATATAGAAAATCTGAGGGAAAAACTAAATACTCATCATTAGCTGTAAGTAGCCCCGTTTGATTACGGCGCAAAGCAGGTATTTGAACAGTGTTATATACAAATTGTTCAGCTTGTTCGGTAAACATAGCAAGCTGATCTGCTGTAAACGTCTGTTCGCAGATGTCCTGAATGTTTGCTTTTAGCTCAGTATAGTTCACCAGCTAACCCTCTAGGCCATTGGTCCGCGAGCAAGAAGCCCTTTAGTAGCAGCACCTGTGCCACGTACTTTAATGCCACTAGTCTTTAGATTAGCAGGTGGGGCATCAACCCCATTTAAGTCAACCGTGTACACCGTAGGTGTAGCGGGGAACTCAATTATCTTAGGTGTCTTTACTTTTGATCTGGCTTTGTTTTTCATTTCAGTCTCCTAGCTTGTAGTTACCGTAACTTGGCCTACTTCGCCTGTAGCTACTAAGTCGTCTGGTGTTAGCCCAAAAGGATTATCTAACCCTACCGGGTTCCAACCCCACTGTATATTAATGCTGCTAAAGTCCCCTGCGGGTACTATGCTCTGATCGGGTCGCGGATTTCGTATCGCTTGCGGATCATCTACTGGGAACGTACCCAACATAAGTTGTGGTTGGCTTGGATTCCAGCATTCGGGGCAAGCCTTTATCTGGGTCTCTATCCCTTTAACTACTCTGTTCTTAAGCTGCTTTAGCTTGTACTCAAACCCGCACACATCACACATTGCGATGGCTTTGTTACTTGAGGCGAACCTATTACTCATAGGACCGCCTTAATAATTACTTAGTCTTGGTACAAGACGTATTGTCGCTTTCTCTCTGTCTTCCCCTGCCGCTAGCTCAAATTGACGCTCATACTCAGCCTGCAACATAGGAATTCTAGTCACAAGATCAGGGTCTTTAGACGCTATATAGTACGCCAACCCTGCAACTAAACACGGTAAGAACCGAAAGGTCATATCTGGAGTTTCTACACCTGCACCTGCGTTCTCTATACGGCGCATCCGCCAGTACCTAAGTACATAATACGGAGCAGCCGCAGTACCTTGGTCAGGAACAGGCCAAAGATTAATAACTGGGGCAATCAACCTTTCCACATTAATTTGTATAGGGCGGCCTTCAGTTAGCTTATTCGGAATACTGGCATAAGTTGGCATACTAATACGCGAGATTGTTAAATCCGATTGTGTACTAACATTACCTTGGTTGGTGCGTATAACTTGCTCCAACAGGTCTATGGTTTCAACGGGAAGCGGGTACTGCGATTGGCCTTTAACGAGGTTAATAAACCCCTCTTGAATCGTCCACATGTTGATGCCACGATTTTGCCACTCTATAGTCAGCAAGTTCATGGAACGACGGGCGGTACGCAGGTCATAGCCAGAGCGCATTTCACGACCAGCACGCTCCCAAGATTCCTCGGCAATCTCCGTGAAATCCATGTTGAAATCTGCACTGCCTGAAGTAGCCATTATTTCTTTTTCCTTTTAAGCGCAGCCACTCGCTTAGGTTTGCCAGCCGGTTGCCCTAGGCGCTTCTTTTGCGCTATACGAGACTTTTTCTCTGTGGCTGTCATTTCAGAAGATGTTTTAGGTGTTTTGCTAGTAACTCGCTTTGTTGGCCTACAATAAGGCGTTCCTCGCTTGTCACCTTTCGTACGCCCACAAGCCTTGCCTGTTTTGACATCTTTCCAGTCTTCTTTAAACCAACGCTTGAGTGCAGCGCCCTTGGCAGTTTTACGAACCGCCACTGGCTTTCTTCTTTCGGCACTTAGCTATAGCGCCCGAGGCATAAGCAGAAGGGAAGACTTTGTATTGAGCCTTTACCTTGCGGTAACAAGCATCTTTTACAGAGCTGCCCTTCTTAAATGTAATGGGTTTCATCTTGCCCATTCCTCGGCACTTCAGCACTACTTAGCTGCTTTTTTCTTAGCGGCTTCTGCTTTCTTAGCTGCTGCCGCTGCTGCTTGTTCTGCTGTGGGTACACCCCATAGTCCAGTTTCCATAGTATTTCTCCTTATCTATTAATATTTTAAACCATACCGCCGCGTGTAAACCCACGTTGCAAAATTGGGCCGTCACCCCGTCTTCCTTTCTTTACCTTACCGCCGGAAGCCATCATGGTAGAAGCGCCAGAATACGCGCCTTTGCCCATAGCTTTTTCCATGCCTTTGCTTTCATTACGTCTCGCAGCCATGCCTTGAGTTTTCTTACCATTTTTAGCGCCCATAGAGTCATCTAATCTGGCATTAAACCCCTGCTTTACTTTACCGCCCTTATTGTAGCTGCCCATCTGGCGTTTTTCGTAATCTCGCTCACCGTCTATACGACGACGTTCTGAAGCCGCGTTGCTACCCGTATTGTTACGGATGCGGTACGACTCATCGTTTAAATTACGTATTTCTTTTTTGTCATGGGCCATTACTCCGCCCTTGTTGTACTTCTTTACTTCCTTACCGGGTTTACCTTTAGCACTCTTAAAATAACTAGGCATTCCGCCCTCCTTAAAAGTTTTTCCTTTATCTGCATTAGCAAAATCTTGTCCTACGTTTTGCGGTACTCCCGCCTTCTTAGCAAAGTCAGGGTTGTTGGCTACCGCTGCCATAAAACGCGCTTGCTTCTTTGTTTTACTGGGCATTACCACTTCACCTTATCAGCCCAGTAAGCTGCGCTCATCTTACCTTTAGCGATGTTCTTACCATGCCTAGACTTAAACGACTTACGCTTAGCCTTCATCTTAGCGGATTCACCTGACTTAGGCTTACCCGCTGTAGATGCGCCTTGCTCCCCAAAACGAATAATTTTCTCTTTACCACCCGCACACGCCTTAACTACGTGAGACTTCTTAGGGTGGCTAGAGGTTCGTTTCGGCTTATTACAAGCCATAGCCTTTTTGTTTAACTGCTTAGCCATAGGTTTTAGAAACCGTAAGTAAGAACGTATACGTATCGCCCGGAGCTATGGGAGTAGTTGCATTAGCCTGTGAAAGTGCCACGATGTCGCCGTTCTTGCCAGTCCCCGCGTTATTGGGTATACCGAAGTCAGAGAAATCGTACTGCTCGGTCCAATTTCTAGGGAAATCAAAGATAAGCACGTTAGTAGTTGCATTCCACTGTAGCTCTACAGCAACGCCTACACTGGCAAAAGTTACCTTTTGTAGGGTAACTCCTGTACAAGCTCGCTTAGTAATGGGATCAACCGCTAACGCTGAAACGTCCACCAAGGTAACTTCTTGAGGAGGGGGTGGTGTTCCCGCCCCAATAACCACAGTCGTCTTTATAATAGCCGTGCGACCACCATCTTGGATGGTCTGTGTTACCGCTGTATCAGCCATAAGTTACTCCTTAAAAGCTAATGTTATGCGCTAAACGGAGTAGCAGCAGCACCTGCACCTGCGCCAAAAGAAACACCTTTAACAAACCAGAAACCGGCTGTAATGCAGGTGAAGCTTATGTGTGTGTCTATGTCACCACCTGTAGTGCCACCGTTAAAAGTTATTGTTGTGTCGTTCGGATCGGCAAGGAACGTAGTAGTTAGGCCATTAGCATCTACCTGCTGAATGTAACCTGTAAATACATCGGCTCCAGCAGGCTTGATAACTAAGTTGTTAGCTAAGTTGAAAGACATAACAAAACTAATATTAGCGCCCAAATTGTTTTGCTGGTTAGGGTCGGTAGAATCGGTTTGAGCTACTGAAAGCACTGGTGGTAGGGTAAGTTGCCCTGCACCGGCTCCGTTGGGGGAGTTGTAAACATTAGCAACTCCAGCATAACCGGGTAAAATACCGCCTGTAGGATTCCCAGCCGCATCAGTGGCGGGAGTAGGGAACAAGCGAAGTACTGTAGTTGTATTGTCCGCGTTGAAAAGTTGCTGTGCTCCAGCGCCTGCGGGTACGAAACCTGCTAACGAACGGACTGGGCCTGAGAATGTGGTTCTAGCCATTTTAAAATTCCTCACATGCGAGTGATGGGGTGTTCTGTCTGCATGTAGTCAGCCGGGACTGTCAGAACACCGGATGATTCCCGGGATGCGCTCAGTATATACCACTTATTTGTAGGATGTACAAACAAAAGAAAGGGGGCCGAAGCCCCCAATCTAAATACCCTTTGCTTATGTAGCGCCGGGTGAGCCGAAGATGCCCAGTGGGTCAGATACGCCGAAGCTGTATCGCTCACGAGCCTTATATCGGCTGTTGCCTGTATCAAAGTCTGCATCCATGCTTGTTTGCATAGGAGTACGGACAAAGTGCTTCAGGCCGTTAGGTACGTCAGTCATCAAGAACCAAGCGTTAGGATCAGTCAAATAATGATTGACCATATAACCGCCCGGAACTGCACTGTTTGATCTGATAGCGTTAATGTCGTTATCAGCGGTAGCAGTCCTAAGCTCAGAATCCAACAAGCGCGTAGCAACGAATTGCAGGGCTGGTGGGATAACTAACTTAGTAGGCTGAGAAGCGATTAGCAAACCACGCTCATCAGTCCAACCAGCAATCTGAATAATAGCGGCTTCTAAGGAAGTCTCATTCAAATCAGTGCCAATTGCAGGACGGTTTGAGTTAACACCGCCGGACACAAGAGGGTGAGCAGTGGAACATAGAACTACTCCATCTCCGTAAACAGGGCCGGTAAAGGCTCCGTTTAAGATTGTGGCACCTTTAACTTGCTTAGTGTAAGCCATAGCGCGGGCAAGAGCCTTTGTATAGCGAGCAGAAAGTGAGCCGTAAAGGTTATCCTCAATAGCTTCCTCAGTAATGGAGAAACCCATTGCGATAGTCTCGTTTGTATAACGAGCCGTCCACGCTTCTTGTGCATTGTCATACTCGATAGCGGAACCCTCACCTTTAACAGGTGCGGCACTAAAGCCTGACAACTTAACTTCTTCCTCGAACGAACGATCAGAAGACTCAGATTCGAAAATCTCAGCAGCTTCGTCACCATACTTCGCGTATTCGAGACCAAATAGGGCGTTTAGACCCGGTAATAGCTCCTTAAGGAGTTGCGCTCTTGAAATAGCCATTTGCTAGTCTCCTATACGCCGGTTGTGTTGGTGTACTGATGCAAGTTGATCTTAACGATCAGCTCAACAAAAGTATCAGCAGCAGTGGAAGTTTCAGCAACAGTAGCTATAACACGGATAGGTAAACCGGCTGTGCCAGCCTCCGAACCCGCTAGTACTGATATACCAGAGTTACCTGTAGTGGTACTTCCGGCGCCCTGTATAATAGACATGTTTGATCCCACAGCAGCTTGTGCCGCAGAAGACATAACACTTCCATTTGTAGTTACGGCAACTTTAAATGCCGCCATAGTGTCGTCAACTACGATAGCAAAAGCTTGTGTAACGCTAGTGCCGGGGTAGAATTGCGCCGGTGTGAACTGGCCCAATGAATTGACGTACTGAACACCCATAAAAACGCCCACAGGAGAACCCGTAGTGGTGCCTGTGAACTTCTGGATTGTGCCCGCCGCAACAACTTGAACTAGGTCACCGTAGAAAATAGCCGTGTTGTAAGTGCTCGCAATAGGAATAAGGCGAGTGGCACCTGCATAAGGCATACCGTCTATACGGTTAATTGGCTCAAAGCCGTAGGGAGCGTTGACTGTTGGATAAGCCATTTTTAACTCCTAAAATTTAAGTTTAGCCTTTGCCAAAAGTAACCTTCGTCTTCCTATCGTTAAATAGGGGCATACGAGGATCATTTTCGCGCATAAGACTGTTATCAACAGAGTGAATTTGCGAGGCCGCCTGATTACTATAGTAGGCATTTCGTTCCTCCACCATTTCGACAGTAGCCTTACATAACATTAGTCCACCTTGAATGATATTGTCCTTAAAGCGACCATCGGTAGCTTCATCAGAAAGTATCTCAGGGTGAGCATCTGCACGTACTGGCTCCCATCCTTCACGTAATTTAGCTGAAACATTACCTGTATCAGCTTGACCCAAAGTACTGATTCGAACCCAGTGATACTTATAGCCCGCTTCTGGCGTAGGGGTTGGCAAAGTTTCTGGCCGTACCCATGCTTTCTTATGGACTTTTTTCTCTCGAGTTTCACTTTCTCTATCTTGTCTATTTTGGGTCATTATTGGTTCCTCATTAATGCAGCGGCCTGTTTGGCGTAATCTTCTAGCGGGATTCCAAGGCGTTTCGCAATAGCAACTTGTGATTGTTTAAGTCTTACTTTCTTAGGTGACGTGCTCCGCGTAGCGGGTGCAACCACATTGCTAGTTTTTTTCTTGGCTTCCTGTGTATTCACTTCCACATCATCAAATTGATCTGGAAATATTTGTCGCATACGAGCATCTATTTTCTCGTAGTATTCGTCGGATCGGGGGTCAACCCCAGCTTCAACTAATGTGCCATGCACACCATAAGCAAAAGAAGTCATTTCTTTGCCTGCTGGCGTTTTTGCCCCAAACCACGTATTTTCGTCAGCCCACTCTCGGGCTTTCTCATCGCGCTGTGGCGCTTGTGGTGCAAGTTCTTGTGATTGAACAGGATTTTCTTTCGGTTGTAAAGCTTTGCCTTCTTCAGGCGCAGAACGCGGTTTAAGGGACGTTATTTTGTCCATTCTGATTTGAGCAGAATTTAAAACAGTTTGTGCTTCTACAATAGCGTCAGAGTCTCCTGATTCATACGCTTCTTTATACATCTTCCTAGCCATACCAAGTTCGCCATCAACTTGCTTCTTGGCAGATGCAATCAGAGTATTGTGGCTTTGATCAACAGAACCTTTTAACTTCTTGTTTTCGTCCATAGTCTGTTTAGCAAAACGTTCCAACTCTTCGCGTTCACGAAAAGCTGTTTCTTTAGCGCGACGTTCGTCGTGTATAGCTTTATTAAGTTGCCCAATGCGGACTTTAACTTTTTTAGAGTATGTTTCTAATTCTTCATCATCAACTTCTTTAAAGTTAGAGGGTGTCTTACCCTTATCTCTTTCAGGAGTATCATCTTCAATCTCTATCTCTACTTCGTCAGATTCGACTTTTTTGTGGGGGGTCTTCATGTCCTCCCGGCCTACAGCCCCTTCTATTTCAAGACTGTTGTCATCTTCGGTGTCCAGATTTACTTCTACTTCAGTGGTCTCTTTATCAGAGTCTGGAAATTCATACTCTACTTGTTGCATTGGCATACCTTGCTCCTTAAGCTCGCGTGACAGCACGCGGATCAGCAACGACTGCTTCAATAGAGTCGTCGTTCATTAAACGATATTCCTGTCTACCCACCTTAAAGCGTGTGCCGGTGTTAGCTCGAAACATCACGTAGTCCCCTACTTTGCACCAAGGGCCGTTGGGAAAACGTTCTTTGTCTGAATACGCTTGGCCCCCCATTTCAATAACTGCGCCTACAGTAGAGAGGACGTACTCATCACGAACCGTCTGAGTTGACTTAACTAGCCCGCTCTCGCCATAAGTTTCATCTACGTTAGGAAGTGCAACTAACACCCGATAGCCCACAGGCTTCGGAAGCTGTGCTTCTAGCTCTTCCTCTGTTTGCATTGTTTCTTTAATCTTTTCATCGCGCTTTATCTCTAAAGCTGTCATTTCAGTCATCGTCGTCTTCCATGTAGTTACGCGAAAGGTCGCCTACTTCTCTTAATGCAGCGTTTAGACCTCGAATTACACCGCACACCTCCTTATACTCGGCAAAGTCTTTAGGACCACCCGAGGTTAAGAATTCTTCGCTAGAGCCTTTAAGCTCTGTAAGTTTTAAATTCAGCACGTCAAAGACGGTTGTAGCCATTACT